TTTATATCAAACTTAGCCCAATCTTCTAATGTTCTTTGCAGATAAACGTCCCCGTATCCTTCTTTAGTTATGCCTACAAAATCCTCTATGTAGGTTTCAATAGCAGAAGCATGCGCTTGCTTTATATCCTCACTTGAATTTGGTATTCCTCCAACTTCTCGTTCTGATAAAGATAATTTGTTGTAAGTTTTGTCTGGCCTGTTAATACTAAAGCCTCTATATCCTCTACGTTTTAAATAGTAAAGCAATCTAGGTTTGTTGTTCTCACAAAGTATTGGCATACCGTAAAACACACAAGCCATTAATACATCTTCAAAAAACATTTCAGCTGTTGATGGTCTAGCTATATATTCCAAAAAGAAATGGTTAGGAGGTACATCCTCCATTGAAAACTTTGTTAATCCGTGTAGCGCACCATTAGAACCCCCACCACCAACAACACCGCTAATATCGTAGCTGTCACAGCCAAATGCTCCCATGTGTTCATTTCCAGGATATTTGTTTCCATTCTTTATTATTATATTGTTTTGTATGCTTTGATCCGGAACCCAGGTTATATAAAACCTACCGTCTTTGTTAGGATAAAACATTACCCTAGTATCTTTAATTCCGTTCTCCCATTGAAAGTTACCTCTGGTAACCATCGTATTGTTTTTTAATTCGTCATTATAATCTATCTGTTGATAGATCTTTGTTAGGTTAAATAATGACTGCTTTGCCTCATCTCTAAAAGCGTGTTGTTCTGTTCTTGGGAATTGTCTGTAGTATTCATTTAAAGCATCTGGATCGTCTTTCAATCCTTCAACTTCGTTTTCCCAATGTTGTATAACACCTTCTTCTATTATATCCCCTTGCGGGCCGATCGTTTCCTTTTTGGGAGTGTCAAATACAGGAAAACCATACTCATCAATAAAACCCTCATAATTCCATTCCATAGGAATAAAAAGTTTGTATAAGCCCGTTTTAGTTTGACCGTTCTTGTTTCTAGCCGATGCGTCTGATCCATTGTATAATTTTTTAAAATTTGCTCCTCCTTTGTCTAACGAGTTTGACGTTGAACCCATCATACACTTACCTACTATTCTACTACCTAATCTTAAACAAGTTTTTGTAACTCTCCAGTTATTAAGTATGTTTGTTGGCTTCTCCCATTTACCGCTTTCATCGTGAACTAATAGTTTTAGCTTTTCACCATCATAACTGTTATCACCTGTATTTTTCCAATCAATAGTTGTATCTAATCCAGTAAGATCTTCAGCTACATTATTGTCATCTAATTTTCTTCTCGTAAATTTTGAAGCGGGTACTCTATACGCCAATTCTGTTTTCGGACGGTCCATTCCGTCTTGTATTGGTTTAAAAAAGAACGGATAATTGACCGAGATCGGAACAACCTTATCCGTAAACATTTTCTTCGCATCCGCTCCGGATTTAGATAATATACCGAATCTCGCGTCCGATGATATTGTAGCTTCGTTAACTGTTTCTCCCGACGACATGAACGAAAATCCAGAACGTCTATTCTTAAGGTAGCAAATTCCGTAGGATCTACTATCCGCTTTGCAAGCTTCCCAAAACAAATAGAACAATCTGTTTGATTCACGAAAGTCAGGTAATCCGACGTCAATTTTTGACCACTGCAAATACATGTAGTGAGTACCAGTAATATAAGTAGGTTTATCTTTGTTAATAAACCAATATCCTTTTTCTCTTCTTTCAAATTCAGCATCTATATAAGGGTGCCATTTTTCTTGAAAAGCATTGGGGTATTTTGCCCAATCAGCTTCACTCTTAATTTTACTTAATTCTTTTGGGTATTCAGCTGCTTTCCATTTGTTATCACCGAGATCTTTTGGATCTTCAGCTTTTGGTAAAGCAATATGCAAATCACCTATAAGATATATTTCACCTATCTTGCCGGTCTTACTTATTACAACAAGGTCGTATTCTTTGTCGTAGCCGTAAACCCATTTAGCATAACGATTCTTTTTTTTAATCGTGTGAGGCTTTATATAATCTTTAACTACTTTGTATAATTGTTGTTCGTATGCCATTATTTAGATCTCCCCTCTGCAAAGCCTTTAAACACTGGTTTACCGGAATCAACGTTAGCTTCATTAATCATACTCTCCTCTTCTTGAATTCTATTAAGAATTTCAAATGCATCGAATATGCAAAGCTTTTTAGTAGCGGCAGCATTTTTAAGTCTGTCAGCTGATATATCTTCTTCTGAGTCAACGATCTTTTCTTTTGCTACCTTTACTAATTCTTTAATTGCTTCTCGCCCAGCGGCTATTATATTCTTCTTCGTTTCTATCGAGTTCATACTTTATAACAATATCATTTGATTTCATACAGTACATAACTTGATTATCTATAACAAATTCCCATTCGCTATTGGGTGTGAATCCAATTATGTCTCCTGGATTGATTCCAGACTCCTTTAAGGAGTTATTACCTATTTTTAGTATACCAATAAGATCTGCAGTTTTTTGACTGCTTAAAAGGTCTTTATTTTTAACGGGAGCAACAAAGCACCTATCTCCAAATGAATTCCAAGACTTATCTTTTTTATACAAATATACTTGATCTATAGCGCACATAAAAAGATCATCTTTTAAGAATGACCTACTGTTCTTTTTAATTCCTTTCATGTCATAGAATACTCTAAACACGTTATGATGCACAACTATTAAATCACCCTTTTTTATGGGTGTTGCAAATGCTGCAGGTGTTTCCACTACTTCAGCTATATTGTTAACGTGTTTAAAACTTTCTATAGAGCTGTTTGTTATAAGGGTTTGCTCTCCAACCTTAACCTCATTATCATATCTTTTACCTACTGGTCGTATGATAAAATCATATATACTCCTCATTAATACTCCAAGTCATACTCAACAGATATTGCCATGTTAGAATTAAACTTCTTCCACGGCATAACCTCGTCTACTTTTTTTATAAATATATTATAAGAATTATCAGACTCTTCAAATATTATATGAGAAATTTCGTGACCGCCATAAACTGTCTGTTTAACAGAGTAATGCATTGCTTCGTTTTTATAGTCAGCCCCGATACTGATTTTTCTTATAATATTATTCATAATATTACTTATTATCTTCAGCTACAACCTCTGTGTAACTTCCGTCAAGTAAATTAATATTAATAGGCCCGTACTTTTCTTCTATAGCTTTCTTAGCTTCCTCCATATCGTTTTCAAGCATGTTTACTTGATAGATGGCTTTAGCTTTTTGTACTTCCATACCTCCAATACTATTACAATATTTCTGTAATTCTGATTGCAAGTGTTTTACATTTTCTAATTCTTCTTTAGTAATTACTTTAACCGCGTCTTCTACTTGTGATTTAATCTTTTTTACTTTACTCATTTTGATTTAATTTAATTGTTAATATTAATTTTTGTTATTTACCTACTATTAAGTTTGTTGCCGCATTTGCTCCTGGTACTAAAACGTAATCAACTACTACAGGTAGAATTGATCCTGCTTGAGCGCCTACGAATTCTATAGCGTCTGCAGCAGTTGGATTTAAACTTGTAACCCCATCTACTCTAAATGTTGCGTTAACTCCCCCGCCTGCTACGGTTATAATGTCTCCTAATCCGTAATTTGCTCCAGCTGCGTTTATAATTACTGAAGTTATAATACCTCCAGCCGCTGTTGTATCTACTGTTAGCCCTGCTCCATTAGATGCAGGTACAACACTAGTTACGGTAGTAGCCACACCATTTGCGGTAGTATATCCAGTTCCGCCAGATACTAAAGTTAAATTAGTTACTGTATTTTGAGCGCCAACTGTGCCAGCTATAATTACTCTTACTGTTCCGGTTACACCTACATATACTGATGATCCTGTTAAGTTAGTTCCTAGCGTTCCTGATTGATTTTCAAAAAACCAAGCTGATCTTGAATCTATATTAGCTGTAGGGATCCAGGTTTGTCCTCTGGACATAAAGCTATCTAATGTTGGAAATTGTCCCATTTTTATATATTTTTGTTATTCATTATTTGTTTACCTTTCTCCCAAGATCTTCCTACAAAATAAGCGCCGTAAGCGGTTACTAGTAATGTTTGAATTATTGGTATGTATTCTTTTGCTATTTTAAATTCTCCAATGTTCCCATCTGTGAAAGCTAGTAGCGTAAATATAAACGTAAGGTACACAAGTACCATTGGCCGTATATTTTTTGCTAACCAACTATCCGAATTCATGTCGGATTCCCATCTTGAAGTTACTTCTCTTTGAGCGTTAGCTTCTGCGGTTTCAAGAATTATTTGTATTTGCCTGTTAGCTTCAAGCTTTTCTTCTTTTGTTGT